CGGCTTGCTTGCCGTCAGTCCGGTGAAGGTTGCAACACCGCCAACAAACAGCGCTGAGGCGATAGAGACGTTGGCAAAACGAGCGTCACCGGAACTGTTTAGCTGAGATACAACTTGGAATCGGGTGCCGTCGTACACGACCACCACAACCTCGCCAGAAACAATGTCTCCAGCGGCAAGGGCGGTCGATCCGTCGCGGGTAACGGCTTTGGCACCGAGGCTGTTGATGTTGAGCGTGACAGCGCCGGTATTGGCTCCTGCGGCCACGAAATAGAACATCTGACCGGCAGCGTAGGCCGTAATGGCGGGCGTCAAAGCACCTGTAATTGTGTCTGCGCCGCTGATACCGCCGATTAGTTTGGCTGCCGTGCTTTGCGCTTGGGCAAACGTAGCGGCGTCTGTGGCGTCTACGGCAGAACCCAACCCGGTGATGCGGTTGCTGCCCATCGGGATGTTGGCCGTGGGCGTCGTTTGACCGTCCTTGGTGATACAGGTGGAAAGACCCGTGGCAAGGTCAGCGGTCAGGGCGTTAAAGGCCGTACTGCTAATGACGGTGCCTGATACGACAGGCTGCCCCGCCGTATTGATGAGGAATGTACCGGAACCGTTAAACGACATCTGTCATTACTCCTGTGCTGCCATGCCGCCTGCAATCGCTCCGGCGGTTCCTTGCGGTAATTGTCGCGGGGTCTTGGTTAAGCCGCGCTGCAATGCTTTGCTTAACGCCAAGTTTCGTGCGCCGTACCGCAAGCCGGGATAAGCCAAGGCGAGATAAGGGTCTTGCCCGATAAACGGCAATGTAGCCGCGCCGCCTGCCGTCATCGCAAAATCCAATGCGCTTACGCCGGGGCTGCCTGACTTCTCGGGAACCGCTGCGGCTTTAGGGAAAGCACCAGCAAAACGAGCCGCCGTTTCAAGTTCTGGAGATAACGGTTTTCCCTTGCGAAGCAATGCCGCCAGTTTGGAAGCATTGACGTTGCCCGTTGTTTCTAATGCCCCTTCAATGGTGTAAGTCTTGGCAATAGTGCGGCGGGCATTTTCAAAATCTCTGGCAAGTTGCGTTTTGCCTTGCGACGCTAAATGCCGCTCTACCATCTCCTCAAGGGCATCTGCCGCATTTCGTTGCGCCTGACCAAGAGACAGTTTGGCGGGATCAGCGGCATTGATTCCAGAAAGGTTAGCCGTAGCTGCTTTCCGAAGCTCTTTCATGTAAGCGACGGCAGATTTGGCGTCAAAAGACCGCTTGGCAAGCGATTTAACAAGGTTGTTAATAGCGTCTGCCGAGCCAATGTCGGCTTCGGGGAAGTCTTTGGCTATTTCGCTAGTTGCTTGACGAACGGATCGCAAATCTTGGATGTATTGACGATCTGCGCTGATTCGTCCCGTGTTTTTAATTTCCTTGTAAACATTTCCAGCAGCGGTGCGAATGTCACGCAAAGCTTCTGGCGTAATTGGCTGGTTTTCGGAAAGCCCAACGGATCGGGCGGCAAGAGCATTGGTAATGTCTTGGTTTTTGCCAGATGCGATTTGCTGCGTTGCTGCTTTGCCCGCCACGCTCTCTAGCGCTACGTTGCGAATAGAGGGCTTTACGGACGCTGGCGGCACGACGTAACCCGAGGGTTGCGCCTTGGCAAACTCGCGCTCTGCGGTCGTGGGAGCGCGTTGGAAGTTAGCGGGGGCTTGGCGGCCAACTTGCGGCATCGGGACACGAGAACCCGCTATGGCCGACTGTACAACGCCCAAACCGCGCTCAAGGTTGGTTTCGGCCTCTGGCAAACCCATTCGGGTCATGGTCTGTTGCAAAGCCTCTGACGGCATTTGCTGGTTTGACCCTGAAGCTATGTTGTACAGGGACATTGCGGCATCGGCAGCCATGCCGGGGATGCCTGTAACGCCCGTGACAATGTTGCGAGCGGCAAGACCGCCTTGGCGCAACATATCTTGTGGAAGCGTTTTTAATTGGCTTGTAAGGGAAGGCGCACGACGAGAAGTGGCTTTCTCGTGCATATCTTGGGCTTCATCTTCGCTGCCCGCTTGATAAATTTGTCCTTCAATACGATAACGCGGCATATTGCTTATCTCCGACGCGGAGGAAGATCTATGATTTCTTCCATATTGACAGGCAATGTCACATTTAAACCAGCCGCTTTAGCTTTTGAAGCAAGTGTTCTGGCAACCTTTTCAAGTTCCTTTACGAACGCTTCTTCACTCATGCTTGGATCAAGCGCACCCACAGCGGCTTGCAATCTCTTGCCTTCCGCATCTGACAATGCGCCCATGCCTTTTAACGCGGTTACCATTGGTATAAAGGTTTGCGCCTTAAAGGTTTCCAATTTTGCGTTGAAGTCATAAGCATCTGTCCCCGGAACAACGCTTACAAAACTAGATTTACCCGTACCGGCTTGTCTGCCCGGATGCGCGATCAACTCACCAATGTTGTCAAGCGCAGATTGCGTGTCAATTTCACGCTGCGTGTTTGCTTGAGCAGTTGCCGCTTCCGTGGCCTCTTGCGCCAAAGTTTTTGCCGTAAACGGAGTTTTGCCAACAGCTTCGCTTTCTCGAACGTAAGTTGGTTTTCCGTCTTCTCCCAAAATAGCAACAAGTCTTTGCTCTTTTTGCGCTGCCGGTGTCGGAGGCGGGCGACGAGCCTCTGCAATTGATTTTTGTTGCTCCGTATACCCCGGAATTTCTTTCCATTCTCCGGTTTTGGGATCGCGGTACATACCGCCAGTTACCAACGGGGCGCTTTCTTTCGGTGTTTCCATAGACCGCTCAAGGGCAGCGGCGAGCAACGGTGCGCGTTTCATCGCAGCCGTGCCAACCGGCGTCATTGCCATGCCCAGCACTTCGTCAGGCGATTTGCGGTACTGCGATTGACGCGTAACTTCACCCAATTCGGTTTGCTCAGGAACCGCAGCAGCCTTAGCGGTAAACGGCGTGGCTTGCATACGCTCGTTGTATTGCGTGAGCGTTTCTTCCGGCTTCTTAGCCATCTGCTGCTCAAGCTCTTTGTCCGGCTGATAAGCGTAGCCGCCTTGCAACCGACCGAGCATACGTCTGCCGTATTCGCTTTCGGTTTCTTCGGCCTTGGTTGCCTCTTCCATAGCCTTTTTGCGCTGACGCGCAGACAAGAACGATTGCAACGCCATCACAAGCGGGGCAGCGGCAGGGGTTGGGGCATCCGATCCCGAAAGCGGCTGATAAGCCTGTGCTTCAAGGGCTTCTGCCATCGCTTGACGACGGCGAGCCTCGGCAGCCTGACGGTCGTACTCAGAGGGCATTTGATAGGTCGGGACGAACTTAGTCTGCATTTTCAAAATCCCCTCTGTAACTACCGCCTCGTGGGGTGGTCATGCCGGGTGACTTAGGCTTGGGTTGGGATAACGGAGTTTTAGGAAATACGCGCCCAAACTGCGGTTGTGCAGGAGCCATCGTCATCGGGTTTGGCGAATACTGCATATCTTGAGTAGGCGTGAAATTATCCATGCTGCCGCGCTGCTGAAGGGCGTTAGCCAGCTTCTGTTGGCGTGACATGGGGCCGCTAAAAGTTTGGTATCGACCGTTCATTTAAAGCATCCCGTAATAAACCATCTTGTAACCTTCGGTCGGATGCGTAGTCACCGCCTCTGGTTTGACAGCCTCAACTTCGTCTGCCATTACGCCGCGTTGGCGCTCTCCAAATATGTCGTATTCATAAATGCCAATGCCGAGCGGGTGCGTCCCTACTCGCACAATATTAGATTTCAACCGACGATCTGATGGATTTGGCGCTGCTGGCGCTCCTTTACCAAACAAACCACCCATCAAACCAAGCGGGCCGCCAGCGGCAGCACCGGCAATACCAGCCACGCTACCAAGCAAGCCCATTTGAGCATTGTAGTTGGCAACTTGGTTGCTGTAGTTGCGTTGGGCGAAGTCACCCGCCGCTTGCGTACCAGCAAACACCGGAGCCGCCGCCACGTTGGCACCTTGGTAGCCTTGGAACTGCGGCATATTGACTTGGACGCCTGACATAAGCGCCGCGATCTCGTTGATCGGCTGGTTACGCAGCGCAAGCTGTTGCTGCAACGACTGTTGCAGAGCCGTGTTGCCAAACTGTGCGTTTTGCAGGGCTTGGTTGTACTGCTGGAGTTGCGCGGCGTTGGCGAGTTGCTGCTGCTGGGCGGCAATGGCTTGATTCTGCGCCAATGCAGCGTTGCGAGCGGCTTGCGTATCCATCTGCTGACCAAACGCCTGACCCTGACCCGCCAACAGCGCTTGATAAGCGCGAAGGGCGGCATCTTGGTTTTGGGCAAGCGCTTGATTCTGCATCTGCTGTGCGCCTTGGAACTGCCCAAAGTTTTGCGCGATGGCGGCATTGCGAGCCGCTTGGGCATCCATGCCCATGCCAAATTGCGCTTGCAGCGCTTGGTTGCCAGCTTGTTGCGCGGCCATTTGCTGCGCGAAGTTTTGACCCGCCGCTTGGTTGGCAAATTGATTAGCTTGCAACCCTGCGCCAAACAGAGCCTGTTGCGCGACATTGCCAAACTCGCCTGCGGCTACGCGTTGGGCGAAGTCTTGCTGTTGAGCGGCGTTCTGCGCTTGTTGTTGCGCCAAGGCCGTCTGGACGTTTTGTTGCAACGCTTGGTTGTAAACGTCGGTGCCTTGCACACCCATCCCAAACTGCCCAAGGGCGGCTTGATTGGCAAATTGCGCCGCAGCCTGCGCCTCGCCAAAGCCTTGCTGACGGGCTGCCATATCCAACTGCAAGCCTTGGAGGGCGGCTTGCTGGATTGCATCGTTCTCTTGCTGTTGCTGTTCGCGGATAGCGCGGTTGTAAGCCTCCGATCCTCTCGGGATGCCTTGGTTCGCTAGCTGCGTTTCCAGCATTTGCCGCTGCTCTTGGATTTGCGGCATAACCCGAGAAAGAATTGCCTGCTGTCCCGTGGTGCCAGCGGATACAGGCATGGCAGCCAGTTGGGACGTATCAAAACCACGTTGAAGTCGCTCTGTGGGAACCTCACCGCGAGCAAAGCCAAACGCTGACAGATTCGGGGCGTATTGGACATTAGCAACCCCAGACGTATCCAATGCGGTTTGCTGTTGGAGCGGGGCAACATTGCCGCCCACTTCGTACCGATCTGCCTCAAATTGACTACGCAACTGCGGTGCGCTTAGACCGCCTTGGGCAAGGCCAAACAACCCACCGGCAGGGCCACCACCGGCCATGCCAAACTGCGCCAAGTCAGGAGCAGCGGTGTAATCAAACGCCCGCACATCGCCGGACGAGCGACCCATGCCCATTAAGTCGGGTGCGCCTTGAACCTGACCGTAACCTGACAGCTCGGTTTGCAAATCGCGGAGGTTGGGGTTGAAACGCTTGCCGATAATGTCTTGCGCGGTTCCAAGGGCGGTTTCGCCAAGGCCAGAAAGCCCAAGCTCTACGCGCTGCTGAGCCTCTAAAATCTTCTGTTGTTCGGGCGACAGATATTGCTCAATGTAGGGCGTATCTTGGTCGGTCAGCTTGGTAAATTGTTCGCGGGTCGGCGCGGTCGGCTTTGCCACACCGCCAACACGGCTTACGCCACCGCCATAAAGCCCGTACATATCGCCGTCGCGGTCAATTGCGCCAGCGCCTTCAATCTGCTGCTGGTTAAACGCCTCAAGCTGCTTGTTGTAATCCTCCATCGCCTTGTTGTAGCCAGTTTCGTCAAACATGGACTTGCCAAATGTGACTTTCTGACCGCCATAAGGCGTGGAAATGTTCGGGTTGGAGATGCGAGCAGTTAGCCGCGCTGCATCCAGATTCGCCTGTCCCTGCGCTTGTGCCGCAGCGGCGTAATCAGGTGCTGGAGGTGGTTTCGGTGACTTTTTGCCCATAACGCCTTCCTAAAAACCGACACGACTCCCGTGCCATTGTTAAAAACACGATGTCCCCGTCGGTGTCGGCGTTATGGATACGCGCTTCCTCGGTGAACCCCATTTTACCCACTAATCGCAATGCTTTGCTATTCCCGCTTGACACGGGAGCGATAATTTTGTCAACCCCACAGACATTGAAGGGGTAATCGAATATGGCCGCAAGGTAGGCAGGGATCATGCGACCCTGTACCGCGATATGGCAGACGACGGAACGACCGTTCCAATTCTCGTACACCACACCGGCCACCAAATCGCCATCTTTTCGCAATCCAAGGGCGTTGGAGCGAGCGTCGTGGTAGCCGCCCCCAGTTTGGGAGCAGACCCATTCGCCCACATCCATGCCGCTTTCTATATTCCAGCCCATCCGATTTGGAACACGATGTCTGTGGATGCCCATTGGAGTTGTAGGTTTTTGCTAGTGCTGCTCATTTGGATGCCAGCGCAGTAGCCAATACCCGTAACGCCTTGCCAGTTGTTGCTGATAATCGTGTCCTGACCCCATGTGCCGTCGTCCCACTTGGCGGTGTCCCAAAGGCCCGCCGTGGAGGGCGAATAAGACAGAGCCGCCGTAGAGGGGGCGAGGTCAAAGTCCACGTTGATGTCGATATTGACGGCTGGTTGCCCGTTGCTGAACAGGCTAGGCCGTGCGCGGGTAAAGTATTTCTTTACGCCACGCGAATCAAAGTAGTTAAACGCCTGTAGCGCCCGCCCATCAATGTTGTTCGTGCTGTCCACATAGCCCGTGGTGCCAATCGTCCAACACTTGCCGACAAACTGGTTGCCGCCAAAGTACGGGTCATCATTAAGGATGTTAAAGCAGTTAGCTGTCCACCCCGTAAACCTACACCAAGCCTTTGTGATGTTGTTCATCACGAATTGTTCTTGGCTGCCCGTACTAACGGGGACGTTGACGATCAACGCATTGTTGTTTGCGTTGTAAATCATGCCCCAACCAAAGTTGTTCTTGTAATTCTGAGCGGCAGCAGCAAACGCGCCTTGAATTTTGTCTGACAACGCCACGTTGGGGTCAAGGCGGGACGATTGCAGCGCCGAGGCAAGCGGGAACAGCCCGTCAAGCGTGAGCAGCAGCAAGTCGCCGCCGTACTTCATCATGCAACGCTTAGAGATAGGCGCACCCACCATCCAAACGCCGATCAACGCCCATGTGGAGGCGCTAGAGGGATCGGTTCCGCGATAAACAATGACCTCGCCCTTGTCGGTGACAAAAACAAGGTTGTCGTCTACGCCGTAACCAGCGTCAATCGTCCATGTGCCAAGGGCAACCAACGTGCCGCCAAGCCTAGCGACGGCTGACAGATCAATTTCCTGCGCCGCACCGCCCACCGCAAGGGTTGGCAGATACCATGCTTTTAGGGTGTCTTTTTGGATAAACCACACGCGGTTCTTAAACAGCGTGATATTAGAAAGCGTGGTAGTCGTAACGCCGGTAATGGCAGGCGTTGACGCGCCATCTAACGCTGTCCAAGTTGATCCGTTGTACAGCAGCGGCTTGTCGGTGCCGTTGACGGCCATTAAATAATTGCCGCCCGGCGTGGTTACGTTGATGTACTCCCACCGGCTGTTGGTTAGGCCGCTAACCGCCGCCGCACCCACAGCACCCGCTGAGGTTGCGTCGTAAACCTTGCCGTCAGAAACGGCAAACAGCTTATTGGTTGCCGCACCCGCATAACTAAATAGCGTCTCAACTTGACCCGGCAATCCCGTTGCATGAAGAACATATCCACCACGCAAATTGACGTTAGAAACGCCCGGAAACAGGTTATCTAAAATGACCGCATCGGTCGGGGCCATGTTGGCGAGCGAATCGCGGGCGTTCCAACCCCCAATAGGAGCCGGAAGCGATGCGACGTTCGCCACCGCACGTTGTACGAAGCGACGTTGACGCAATCCGGCCATATTAGTTGCCCTCGGAGCCGTAACCGCTGTCTGGGATGTTGTCGTAGCCGATCAGCACCGTACCCGGTCGTGGCGCAAACGACAGGTTTGCAGACGCCGTGTCTTGTGCAATGGCCGTCTCTAGCTCTTGCAGATAATCGCGGTAGATGGCCGTGGTATCAAAGCCCTTGGCCTCAAAATACTTGAGCTTGGTGGACAGCACCATCACCCGATCTGGGTAGATGCAGGTGTCCGAGTCGGCGGTAAAGCTAGTTTTGGGGGTGCCGTTAGCAGCATTGGCCCACCCGTTGCTGCGGTACTCAAAGCCGAGCAACTCGCCCGCGCTCATACCCGGCCAAATCTGGAAGAATTGACCAAGCAGGCGCCAGCGGATACGCGGGCCGGTGCTGATATAGCCCGACAGCAACCACTCCCATTGTTGCGCTGACTCAGGGCCGAGCATCTCCCAACGCTTGCTCTTGTCCCAATGGGTGCGGTTTACCGTGCTGTAGTAGTCAGCCGGAAGGTCGTATTTAACCTTCTGGAAAATGACTTCAGCGTTGATCTGGTTAGAGGTCGGTTCGTAGTTCAGCGTAACTTGGCTCGCGCTGTCTACGCTTGTGATGTACGTCGCGTTGGGGATGCCATCGCCCTGCACTTGGTAGGCGGTAGACAGACCGGCAGTAGAAGGGATGCCCGTAATCGTGTACGCGCTATCCGTCCAAGTGCCGGTTGTCGATATAGCTTCCGTGTAGAACGTATGCTGCTTGGTCAGTTCACGCCAATCAGCACGACGCATCAACTCGTAACCAGACGCGTTCATTAGCGCCAAGATTTGAATAACATCTTGGTTGCTGTTGCCCGCTACCGTGGCCGGTGTAGCAACGCCCAGTTCGTTCGTGACTTGCTGGACGAGTTGAAGCATCGTGGTCGTAGACATACGTTATCCCTCTGCGGCTATTTCCTTCGGCGGTCTGCCACGGCGCGGCTGCGAGCTAATAAACTCTGCCATCTGCGCTTGTAGTTCCGCTAACTGCTTTTTCGTTTCTTCCAATTCCGCGCTGCTGTCCATGCGGTTTTTACGGTTGAGGTACTGGCGGGCGCGTTCACGCAAACCCACGCCACCCATGCCGATACGTTGTAATTGCGCGTCAGATGCCAAGGCCAACTGTTCAACTGTGATGAACTTGAGGATGGCAAGTTCCGCAATCTGGTCACGGTTAATTTCCTCTGGAGCAGCTTTGTGCCACTCTGAGATAGGCGTTCCAATCTGCGACGCTGCGCCTTCGCTTTGCTGCATTTGGTAGTAAAGCCATTGACGCGGGAATCGTTCCTTATGATCGTCTCGGGCAGGCTGGTCAATAATGTTCGTTTTATCGCCGGGGGCCATGATCCGAACGTAGGTTTTGCCTTCGTTTGCACCGTTGTCCTTGGTGTAGAACTCAACGTGCAACTGAGCGTCA